TCCAATCCGGACAATCATTCTTTAAAAATAAAAATCCTTGTTGCATGAAAGGTTGAAGGGCAGGTACGAAGGATGCAAAAATTATAGCGATAAACGTTAGTGTCCAGGCTTCGTCTTTCCACGAACTATCACTTGCAGACATTGCTTTTTCTTCCCAAGAACCGTCCTGTTTAATTTTTTGTTTGGTAGCTTCTAGTTTAGTAAGCTCTACTTGTGATTTTAATTGTGCTTTTTTTTGTTTACCCTCTATCCAAGTTTTTGCTAACCCGGCTACAGGACCTAATATTGCTGCAAACATTATTTTACTCCTTTAAATGATTTACCAGTTAATTGAATATCTTTTACACCCTGAATGTCACTTTTTGCACCCATCTCTCTATGCGGACAACCCATACCACCAAATTTTAAACTTTGTGATACATGAGGTAAAGAAGCTTTTTCCCTTAATTTGTTAAATTCTCTTTTACTTTTAATAGTATAATAACGATCACCTTTTTTCTTGAGTTGATAACCTTTTTTAAAATCTTCCTGTACACCTTTTGAAAAAGTTTCATGCTTTTTACCTTTAAGAATCATTCCCGTTTTATAGTCCCTAGTAGGTAAATGACCTTTTTCATCTTTTTTATACTTTAGTTCTTTAGCTCTCTTGTAATCATAACCAGTGCCCTCTGGGTTAAACCCACCTTGTTTTAATCTACTTGATCTCCTTTTAGCTGCAGTAATTGCCTCTTCTGACGTTTTATAAGTTTTTACTCTTCTTCCTGTTTCAGGGTCTGTTTTATTATCTTTATACATTTTAGTTAGAAAATCTTCATTATACTCTTGACCACCATACATTGAAGGCACATTTGTGTATCCTTTATCAGTTTTAATTGTTTTTGAATACTCAGACCTTTTAATTTTTAAAAAAGGATTAACATCGTATCTTTTTCTTTTTTTTAATTTAGGTTCAACAAGTCTCCCATTTTCCATGCCTTGTGGTTGTGGACCTCTTTCTGGTGGAATTGCAAATTTTTTATTTTGTGTCTTCATGATTTTTTTTTCTAAAGGACTTAACTGTGCTCCTTCTACATAGAATTTTTTATTTTGTCTCTTCATGATTTTTTTTTCTAAAGGACTTAACTGTTTGCCATCTACAGTAAATTTTTTATTAAGTTTTTTAAAAATATCTGCTTTTAAATTTTTAACAGTTTTTTCAGACATTATTTTTCCCCTTCACTTTTATTTTCTTCGTTTTCTATTTTACGTTCCATTAAATCAAGTTTTTCGTCTGCGACCCTAATTCTTTCTTGTCCTGCAGCTTCAGCATCTTCTCGTTTCATTTTTTCTAAATCAATCTTGCCTTCAAACTCTCCAAGCTTTTCTTTGCATGTCCATTGCTTTTAAATCTAATTCTCTTTGTTTTAACATGACTAATGGATCTTCTTTCGCTCCTTCTTGTGATACAAGTTCTTGTGTTAACATAGATACTTGTCCTGCAATCAAACTTTCTGTCTCTGCTTGAAAGGCTTCTAAGCTTTCCTGTTTTAATTGTTGTAATTTAGGATCGTCCAACACCATTAAGGCTACAACTGCTCTAGCCTTGTACGAAATGTGTTCTGACACATGAGCTTGTAGTAAAGCATATACCATCGGGTTTATTTGAACCATTCTAGACCTCATAAAGGCTACATGTGTCATAATATGAGCATCATGGTTTTGATACGGAAAAACCTGAGGTATTTGCATACGCAAAGCCTCTGCATTTTCTATTGCAGGGTCTTTTGGTTGAGGTGGATTCTCTGGTTTTAATAAATTGTCTATTTGTTTTGTACCTAAAGCTTCGTAAACACGTCTATATGCCTCTCTTACATTGTGCATTTGTGGATTTGTTTGCGCAATTTGCAATTGAGTCTGCGCTAAAGTTACTCTTTGAGCCATTGAGAAGATATTTGGGTCTGCAACTGGTATAACATCCACTTGCTCACTAAAATCTGCAACTTTTACCATGCGATTTCCACCATAAACTGCATAAGGGTAAATTGGAGGCAGATATTCGCCAAAAACTTTAGCTAAAAGTCTAAATTCTTGCCTCATTCCGTAGTAAAGACGCTTGTGGATCGCACTCATGACTCTTGATCCACGCTCCAAGAGAGCCATTGTGGTACCAACTGCCCTATTTTGTTGATCATTGCCTATTGCCATGTCAGCAATTGAGGCAAAACGTTGTCCTGCTTGTACGACAAAGCCTAATAATTGAAATAAAGTCCCACTAGGTTCTTTAAAAGGTAAAATTTGAAACTGATCTTTGATGTTACCACCTGGAGCATCTACATCTCTAAACTCTCCTGGTTGAAAAGGTTGATCATCGTCCCTAATTCTTAAACCTCTTGATTTAAAACCTGCAGGTAAATTACTTAAAGTTCCTGCATCTAATAATTGTCTTAATGCCGCCGTTGCAGTTTTTGACAATCCACCAATCATGTGTATTAAACCAAAACCATAAAAACCTAGACCTGGTAAAAACTTATAATGCACAAAATATTCTTTTCTTTTACTTAAATCATCGGTTGGATAATAGTTTCGGTAAATAGATAAAATTTCTCCAGATCCTTCATCAATGGTAACTATGTAGGGTATTTTAATATTTTTTTCATCATTAGCAGAAACATACTCGTCTAAATCTAAATCAACATGCATCTCTAAAATGTTATGTTGATAATCTCTGTCTCCTTGTTCTTCAACACCTTCCATTTGATTATATTTATCTTGTATTTGATTGTCGTCTTGCATGCCTGGTGAGATAACTACATCTCTATAAAATCCCGCACGTTGTTTTTTAAGAACATCGTTTTCACTCATTTTGATAACATGAGTTATTCGTTCACAGTCTTTAAGGTCAGAAGCATAGTAAGGCACAACTAAATCTTCTGCAGGAACAAACTTACTTACTGCACGTTGCATGATTTCGTCGTAATATATTTTTTTGAATGTGGATCCTGCAAGAGGTAAGTAAAACAACATCTGATCAAATTCTGGAGTGTACTCTTCCATTTGATCCATAATCATATAATTCATAAATTGTTGTACTCTATCTGATTGAGCTTCAACAGCAGGAGTAGTTTCACCGACTATTTGTGTGCGAACAGGTCCGTCACTTGGTAAAAGTTCTTTATAAGCCTGAGCTTGAAATTGTGTTACTGATTCTGCAAGTAAAGGGTGTGTGACTGTGCTTGCTCCACTGAAAGGACCTTGAACATCTGTATATTTAAAACCTAATAAATCTAAACCAGAGGTATACCCTTTTTCCCATTCTTTTCTTGATTCTCTATCTTTCTTGTAGTCAGACAAAAGACCACTAGCCAAACGACCAAGTATAGTATCATCCATGTCTTGCGCAATATTGGCATAAAAATCCTCTTCGGCCTCTTCAACAGGTTCTTGTACTTCGCCTTCTGTAACTTCAACATCTACTTCTTCCGGTAGCTCAGAAGTTTCTAGCTCCTCTATATTTTCTTCATCATCCATTAGTATAACTTTGTTTTTTTGCCTTTGATTTCCATTTTTTGTGGTACTTCTATCATACCTCCGTTTGATACCATTTTTGCGCTTCTAAAAGATTTAGTTCTTATGTCCTCTACTTTATCACCAACAATTGCAGGAAACATAGCTTTATAACTTCTTCTACGTGCATTATCTTTGCCTCGAACATCTGCAAGTAAATCAGGTTCTGTAAATTTTTTTGTCTTTGGTTTTTTTGTAAAATAAGTAAATGGATTAGGCATCATGCTATCCATGTAATCGTCTTCGTACTCTTGTTTTTTTCTTTTGTAGTAGCTTTTCATTTTTGACATAATTTATTCTACCATTTAAACAGGTCTACGACTAGACCTCCAGTTTTCTTATATAGTTTAAAAGGAGTGCCTCTCATCTCTGGTGTAATTTTAAGAGCAAATGCTTCATAATACAAGTCTTTATCTAAACTATCCATCTCTTTTACTTCTAGATTGGCACCATTAGGCAAATTATTGCTTTTTTTTAAAGCGCGTTCTGCTTCTTCTCTAGTTGCAAAAGCTGCGTAATGTTCGTTTGTTGCTTTCATATTTTCATACTTTAAATTTTTAACAGCCGCTGGTTGAGCTTCACTGCCTATTATTTTAAAAGGTTTTGTGATATCTGATTTTGCTATTTTAATAGTTTTAGCTTCTGTACCATATTGTCTTGCTAGTTTTTTAAAGACTTCAGGTATAAACGCAGTTTTCTTTGTATCGGTAAGTTCTGGTGGTCCTAAATTGTTTGTGCCTTTAATTCTTTTGGATTGATAAACACCAGGGATACCTGTGCTACCATCAGGAGCCCCATAGTTTAACCAATTGCCTGCAAGCCCTGAACCTTTTCCTTGT